ATTTACTATTTTCATCGTCATAATTTGATTGAAATGGTGTAAGAACATGGCGATGTCTTGACCTACTTATTTCTACACCATCTTCCTTAACAACTATATCTGCTGCTACTTGAATATTCCAATCATTAACTATTTCGATCTTTGGTATTTCAGTTGTTTTACTTAAAGCCATTTTTTACTCCTTATAAATCAGTTCTATATGTTCCAGAAATCCATACTTGCCCAGATGCATTACTTAAAACATTTGCTGCAGATGCTACACCTTGAACATTATCGCCAAGTTGTCTTAAAGGGGCAGTTGTGCCACCACTATTTAGTAGAATACAAGGATCGTAGTAGCTATTACCTGTATCTGAATTTAAATATCTACCTAGAACTGGGTAATACATTGTTTCACTTGATGTAAAAGGAAATCCTCCTAATGTAACAGCATTACTACTAAAAGAGTTTCCTCCTCCATCTAATTGTACATATATTGTAAAACAAACTCTGTTACCTATTTTTGTATATATACCTTGTTGAACAGTATATTGAAATGATGAGCCACTTGAAGTCCAAGTAGGGGTAAAAGTTCCTTCTTCATAATCGTTAAGAGTATTTGCTGCACCAGTTCCTCCTATACCTAACCCTGCATTAAAGTTAGCTTGACCTGCACTTGACATATCAAGTGTAAGGGCAGTTATTTCTGAACCATTATCATTACCCTTAAAAAGAATATCTTTGTCTGCAACAACAGATACAATTTCAAAATCACTTGAAGAATTTGCAAGTCTACCAAAAGTTGTGCCACCATCTTTAAAAAATATTCTACCATCATCTACATCAATTATTAAATCACTTGCTATATCTAATGTTAAGTCACCACTTGATAAGTCTATCTCTGTTCCATCTATTGTGATGTTGTCTACAACAACTCCTGCATTTGCAGTAACTACACCTGCAACACCAAGAGTAGATGCCATATCAACAGCACCATCAATATCCACAACATCAAGATTAGTTGTACCATCTACATCAATGTTTCCAGATATATCTAATGATCCGAATGTACCTACACCAGTAGTTGTAATCGTAGATGAGCCAGTATCAATGTTACCAAATCCACTTGTGATTGATCCTGAGTTTAATGCTCCAGTCGATACAATGTTTGATACACTAAATGTTCCGAAAGCAACAATGTCTACTTCATCACCATTAGCTAAAGCACTTGCAAAAGTAACTGTATCGCCACTTGTAATGGTAATGTCTGCTGTAGACATACGAACACCATTTACATATACGTCACAAAACCCTGCATCATAGGCAAGAGTATTACCTGCAGCATCATTACCAGTTACACTTTGTGGTGTGCCTGATATATCGTAGTGAAATCTAGCTGAAGTACCATTGACAGTAGAACCTGCTGCTGCCCAACCACTTGACTTGTAAACTTTCAACTCATTTGCTGTGGTATCAAAGTATAAATCACCAACATCTAAAGAACTAGACGGAGCAGAACTTGCTACTCTATATCTATCTGCAAAACTGTTAACTCCAGATACGTTAGAAGCCACAATATTAACGTTAGCTATTGCTCCACTAACATTAGACATTGCTGTTACGTTTGCACTTGTGCCAAGTATTCCCATATCTTCTATGACAGCACTTGTTGCCAGTAATCCCATATCCTCAATAACTGCACTTGTTGCTAATAATCCTAAATCTGTAACTACAGCACTTGTGCCAAGTAATCCCATAGCAGTTACATTTGCAGACGTTCCTAGCAATCCCATTGCTGTAACATTGGCTGAAGTAGCTAATAAATTCATATCAGTTACTATGTCACTTGTGGCTAGTGTATTTAGATCAGCAATAATATCACTGGTTGCTAAAGTATTCATATCTGCAACAACATCATCTGTACCGAGTATTGCCATGTCAGCTACAGTAGCATCATTCCCTAGTTTACCCATTGCAGTTACGTTAGCACTTGTACCTAAATGACCCATAGCTGTGACGTTAGCTGATGTTCCAAGAAATCCCATGTCCTCAACGATTGCTGCAGTACCTAAAATACCCATGTCAGTAATAACACCACTAACACCTAACAATCCCATAGCAGTCACATTGCCTGATGTAGCCAATAGACCCATATCTTCTATGACTGCAGATGTGGCAAGTAAACCCATGTCCTCTACTACTGCAGAAGTACCCAATAAATTAATAGATGCTGTGACTGCCGATAAAGATTGTACTGCTGTAATTGTGGGACCTGCTTCGACTGCACCAGTAGATGCATTAAACCCTAAAACTGTACCAATTCTATCTGCTTTGAGTGGTAACTCCATACTAACTGCAACATCAGAATCTTTTAATCTAATACCACGACTAGCTTGATCATTAAAATCTGATTGTATAACAGTAAGCGTATCTAATTCTGTATTCAACTTAGCTATTTCAAATGCACCTGAACTTGGAAAGTCAGTAGTACGAGCAAGAGGTACATCTCTAGTAATCACTACAGTACTACCACCACTTGCACCTGTGACTGATGTAGTTATTGCACCAGTAGAACCACTACCACCTGATACTGTAAACTGTGTAGTGTTTGCTGTACTCACATGGAATGTTCTTGCTGTATTGTCTACGAATACGTTTAGATCCGTTGCTCCATCAAAGAATACAAAGGGTACTGTAAAGGCTGTTTGTGTTGCACCTGCGTTTACAGTATAACTTATTCGTGGTGTGTTTGCACTTAAAGCTATTGTCATAATTTTTCTTTTACCTCTTTTTTAAATAAAAGTCTATTAATATCTAAATTTCTCTTGTTTTCCTAATGCTCTTAGATCGTCATCTAATCCTATTAAACTTAATACTGGAACATTATATGAGATCTTTTTCAATCCTTCTTCTGTACGATCATTAGCTAAATCGTTAGCACCCATTACCCATTCCCTTACCATATTAGGTGATGCACCTGCAAATCCAAATGCTGTATCCCAACCAGTTGCTTTATATCTGCCTTTAAGCCAACTCTGATCAGGATCATGTAATCCTGAAGCTGTTGCTACATTTAAAGCATGATAAAATAAATCAGAATAAAGACCTGTAACACCACTATGATCCACAACTCTCATTAACAATTCAGGATAATCTTTGTTTTCAAACCACCAGTCAGGTTTCTTTAAAGACAACGTAACATAACTCATACCTAGTAATGCCATCATACCTGATAGTCTATGTTGTTTTGCAGGATCAATTAAAGCACCTAAAACTCTTCTATGTGCAGCAAATGCAAAATTATAAAACTGAAATGGCCATGCCATAGTGCCTGATTCTAATCTTGCGACTGGATATGAAAATGAACCATCAGATCTTTTGCCTACTGATGCACGAGGATCAGGTTCAATCCCCATCTTTCTCATATAAGGCAGCCATTTCTTATAAATAAATCCGTCCATAACTGTAGGTCTATCAAATGCAGTTGCATGAATGATTGTATTACGAGCAGCAGTATTAAAATATGTACTAACACTTTGCTTTAGTTCTCTATCCAACTTTGTTTTTGTAGACCAACCTTGTATATTTAACAAAGGCATACCTGAATCTGTTTCCTGCCAAGCACCATTATTAAACATTCTCTTAGCTAACTTTTCATCAATACCATATCTTGCCAATTCTATTATATCTAATTTCTTTATAGTCCCATCATTATAAGATTTTAATTGTTTATAAAACTTTGGTATTCTTATTGCTGAATCAATTAACTTACCAACACTTGTAATAGGTGCTAGACCATTAGCTTTATAAAACCAATTCTCTGCTGTTTCCAATGTCTTTTCTACTCTACCAACTTGCAAAGGTCTAAGATTATCATGTAACATTCTGTGATGTGCAGTAGGTCTTATCATTTCAAGACCTTCACCCATATGCATTAGATCTGTAGCATTAGCTTTCATCTTAGAAAAGTTACCATCTAAACCTGATACTATTCCTTTAAAGACTCTACCAAAACCATGCTCAAATATAGGCATAGCTAAAGTTTCAGTTAAAGAACTTATACCTGCACCATACAAATAACTCATACCTGCAACACGCTTAAGGTTTCTAGCAAACTTTGTATCTGCTCTCTGTGGATCTCTGACCATCTGACCTGCAACTCTTTCAAAATCTGCTACAAAGTCTGACTTAATTTCTGCTATTTGTTTATTAGTATATCCTTCACCTTTCATGCGTACTTCAAAGCCATCTAGTAATTCATCAATGTCTACATCACCGAATCTTTTAGCAAACTCAATTCTAAATCCCATCTTCTTTGCATACTCAGTCATAACTTTAGGATCTTTAACAATAAAATTAATCACCTTCCACTCAGGTATATTGGTAACACGCATCATTAAATGCTTACCTTTACCTATACCTGTACCATAATCATAGGCATCATCACCTCGTTCCATAATAGAATCAACTACTTCTTCAGCGTACTTTCTAGCATTCTCTTTACCAACAGCGTTATCAAAGATTCTTACATCATCATATCTATTAGTAACATCATTCCATCTAGTAACTTTGCTTTGATCTAAAAAATGTTTTGTAAATATTTGAGTTAATTCTTCTTGTGCTTCAACATCATTAACCAATAATTCTTTATTATAATACAACGGAAACTTATAGTTCTTTCTTGTAGGTGTGTATTCTTCATAAAATGTAGTTTTCTTTTTAGTTGCTTCAAGATTCATCTTAAGTATATTCTTAAATACAGGATCTTTTTCTACCTTAATACGTCTTTCATAATCATTTATCTTAGCTTGTAGTTCTTTAATGTTAGCTTTTATCTGTGTTCTATCATGGAATAGTTTAGAATCTTGTCCTCGTTGATCTATATCTCTTACAAAATCATCTAGTCTTTGTATGCCTAGTTTTTTAAACTCAGGTAAATCATTGTAATATTTTTTATACCAAGAAGGATTGCCTGATAATATACTCAGTTCAATAATTTCTTCAGCAAATTCTCCAAAGGTAGGTGTCTTTGTTTCACCAGTATATGCATTAGGAGAAACTGTTTCAGGATCTTTACCCATATATCGCTGATACTTAACAACATTACTTCGATAATCTAAGCCACCAATAGTTCCTGTTCCCTCCATATTTGTAAGTTCTTTGTTCCATAACTTACGCCAGTATTGTTCTACCTGTAACCCAAATGCACCATACTCAGTTTGTGCCATATCAATAGATTGAACTCCCTCACCTTGAAAGTTCTTTTTAAGTGGAGTAACACCATTATGTGCTATTTTTATATGGGCCTCTCTTACATAACTAGGTGCTTCTTTTACATTATTACCATCTTTGTAAGTAAGTCTTTGTAGTTTCTCAGCAGGTATAAATCTGCTAATTAAAGTAAACTTATCTAAAGGAAGTTTAGCTAATCCCTCATTAGAAACACCTTCTTCTCTTAGCTTTCTTATTTCCTCTATGTCATTAGATGCACCTAAAGGATCTTTTCTCGATCTAATCTTAGTTGCTATACCACTAAAACTATTTGCTACACCTCTAGCACCACCACCAAGTAAGCCTGAGAAAGCTGTATTAGCTGCGACATTAGCTGTAACTTCTTGTGCAGTACTGAATGGATCAAAAGGGGCCCTTAATAATTCACCTGTAATACCAAAGACACTACCTACTTTAGCAGTTTCATATCCTACACCCAACGCACTTCTTGCTGACCATGCTGCTTTAATTCCAGTATTAAAAACTGGCATCATAAAAGCAATGTTTAATGGATCAACAACACCTGCAACTAAAGCACCACCGAATCCTGATCTATCATAAACAGCCCTGTTTTGTTCTATTGCTCTTACGCTATTAAGTATATAATCATAGTGTTCATTATTCTTAGCTCTTGATAATTCTTCTGCATATATATATGTGTTGTCTGATTCCATACGTTGTTTAAAATCAAATGCTCCATCTTCTTCTACGTCCATAAAACTAAATAATTCTGTTGTTCTGTTTGTAATAGGAAGCCATTGATACTTCAGCCCTGACATAAAACTTTGTCCGAATGTAGGGTCTGTTGTCCCTATATTATCTCGCAATGATAAATGAATTGGATTAAAATCAGTAAAGTTATCTGACTGAAATCCCTTCTTAAAATCAACTGGTCTGAATAATATTTCTGACATTATCTCATTTCTTTTTTAATTTTATTAATAGTTTGTTTACCTTTATTAATAACTTTCTTACCTATGACCATACCTCTGTCGAATATATCTGGTCTGTTCTCTGAATAATACCCTAGAAGTTCTGCTCTATCATATATTCTAAAGTTACCACCTGAACCCAAGTTTTGAAATTGAGTATTTAATATGGTTTCTCCTGTAACAAATAAGTTACTCATGCCTTCTTGTGCCTCAGTATTAAAGTTATATAAAAGATGAGAGCCTGCCATCATAAAATGATAGTCACGCTTCTTAGCATTAGTTGTTCTTAGTCCTGCACTAACTTCTTTCCAATATTTTTTAAACTCACCTGCACCATATCCCATTTGATACGCATGATCCATCAATGCCTTTTGTCTGTCTTCATGTAAGGTTGTAAAGTTAGGGAATTGTGTTGTAAACTTATCATATAAGCCTAACATTTTATTTCTAAATATAAGTTGTGACTCTTCTTTAGTTATTGTTACACCTTGATTCTTAGAATAATCTTGGATTTCATCTAAAGATATTTGTCCTGAATCGTATTTTTTTAAAAGTGTTTGCAGTTCTTTTATCTTAGCTTGACCAGTTGTACTTATAATTGACATATCTTCTGCTGTAAGAAATCTAATATTAAATCCTGCACCTATTGATATTGTTGCATTTTTACCAACTCCATCTCTATAACCATATGGATTAAATCCCTCTTCTTTACTTACATAGCTTAATACTTCAATGGAATCATTTACTATATCAATAGCAACTTCTTCATTAAAATGTTTTTCAATAGCTTTTCTTGTTTCAGGAGAAACTTTATTATCATTTATTACTTCATTATAAACATACTTCCATGCAGGATTTTGTGTACCTTTACTGCCTAATTCAGGAAAGTTGTTTGTTATATTTTCTGATGTAACATCAAAGTTTTGTTGATCAAAGAAACCTAATATCTTTTTTAAACCAAATGTAAACATATTCTCTTCAGGTACATTTACTGTTTGGTCAACATCTTCTTCTTGTAAAGGAGTGTTTGCTTTATATCCCTTAGCTATTAGAGCATCATCAAGTACAGGATTAATACCATAGTATTGTTCAGCTATGCCTCTGATCTCCATAATATTAGAAGAGGCATTTACTGTATTTGTTAGTTGATTTATATTATCTTTTGTTAATGCAGTACTTCTATAATTCTTTGCAAGTATTTGTTTTTCCTGTTCTTTTAGATTTACTTCTATTGCCTTATCTACTGTCCGTGTATTTATCTTTATATTCATACCATCAAATCCCTTAATAGGAATCCTATCTTCATCAACCAATGTCCAAGTCATGCTACTGCCACCTGCATTTCGATAGTCAGGCATGAACTTTACATTACCACCATCACCTGCTCTCATCTGTTCCATTTCTACTGAACCAGTATTCATTTCAACAACAGGTGTAAATGTACGTCTTGTTTCAAGTAAATCATTCACATGATCAATAAAGAAATTTCTTGAAGTTTGATCTTTGTAATGACTTTTATAAGAAACATTTGTTCTTCCACCTAACCTATTACCAAATAGCTGAAAGGTATCGTCACTTTCCTCGTGCAAATTTACAAATGTATCATTTAAAACTTCAATTATATTGTCTTTAGAAAAGTCAACTGACTTCCCAGATACATCTTTAATCTTACCTGCAAATAGTAAAGACTTAACAAATGGAAAAAACTCTTGATGAAACTGTTTATCTATATCTGTTTCTTGTAATAAAGCATTAATAACATCTGCAGGTTTAGTTGCATTTAAACTAAATTGCTCATTATATTGCATAATCATTTTGTTTGCATTTTCAGAAGTTTCAGGTGACATAGATGCAATTTCAAATGCAGGTAAAATGTAATCAGACCCACCTATATCTGTTATCTTTTTAATAATAGCAAACTTTTTTTCTATGTCATTGTACTTGTTTGGGTATCTGCTAGATACAAAACCATTAACATCTTGTCGTTTAGATATTACGTTCCATGTATTTAATAGTTTAGCAGCTATTGTTTGCCTTGATCTCTCAGGCATTCCTTCAAACATTGCCATTACATTTGAATTGTTAAAAGCCTCAAACAAAGATGTAGGTAAAATTGTAGATGTTTTTAAATCAGAAATAAACTTTTCATATTTATTTTGATCCATATTGACTACACTTGCTATATCTATTGAGCCATGTGTAAGCTCTAAACCTGCTTGAAAGTCTGACCTACCTGATTTGCTGTTAGTGTGAAAACCCCCTGATTCTATTTTATTAGCACTATTAATAGCTTTAATAGACTTGGATAGCTTTTCATTATTAGCTGATGCATCACCTGCAAGGTTACTTAATCTGCCTGAAATAGTAGCTGTATCTGAATATGTATAATCAAATCGTTTTTTTAAACCTTGTGCCTCTAATATATCTGCTTCTGTTATTGTATTATTAGATAATAATAGATAGGCTTTTTGATCAGAAGTTATAGTGTTTCCTTGAAATGCCATCTCTAGTATTTTAATTGCTTTATCATCAGTAGGATTTTTATCTACAATAGATTGCAAAACACCTAAAGAAGAATTAATCCTCATCTTTCTTTTTAATTCTTTTATAGCAGGTGCAGCTAATCCATTAGGTTTACCCTTTAAAGATTCAATCCTAGCATTAATTTCTTTTTCTGTTTCAAGTATATCTTCTTGTAGATCAGTTCTTGTTTCTTCTGCATCAACACCTGATGTAGAAATACTTGATGAATTATAATATAAGCCTTCTAGTTCTTGTATTTGATTATCAATAACTATCTTTTCATTTTCAGAAGCTACTCTATTTTCTTGATTTATCTTATCATTAAGTATTTTATTTGAATGCAAGACTGCTTGATTTTGTACCTTAGAAAGAAACGCAGGAATAAACTCTCCCATATCATTTTCTCTAAAAGAATTAGCGTGTCCTTTTATATATTCATTGGCTGCTAAATCAAAACCATCTTTATCAAAATTACCATTAGTTGTATATTCAGCATGAAGTTCTGATAACCTAGCCTTTGATTTAATTAAAATATCATTACCATATCTTTCACGAAGAATTGCATTACCTTTAGCCTCACCTACAGCAGTAAAGTTAGGCTTTTCAAATGTAAGTTTACCTTCTTTATCTCGCAATGCTAATGTATTTGCTTTGTCTATATCACCACTAACAGCATCTTTTCTAGCTTCTTCCCAAAAGATTTTTTGCATGGAGTTACCAAACTCAGCCACAGACAGACCTAGTTGCCTTGCACCAGTATCAGCAGCAACTACACCTACAGGTTTATTCATAAATGATGTACGTTTTGATTTTATAAATTCTACCATATTATGATACCTGACTTGCTTGAAATCCACCTGAAACTAATGAACCAAATGCTTTAAGTCTATATGCTTTACTTAAATTACTAGCTTTAACTTGAGCCATTTGTGCTTGTTGTGCATACTTTGATCCTTCAGCTAAGGCTTGATAGTTTGCTCTTTGTATTGTTTGCATATTATCTTTATCTGCTTTTTTCATTAAAGCATTAAGACTTCTATCTGAACCTGCATCTCTTCCTGATACACCTGCAATACTTCTGTTTGTACTTTTAAAAGATTCTAGCTGTTGCATGATTGCATTGTGTTCTTGCAATGCTTGTAACTGCCTAATCTTTCCTTGAGTTTTAATATTACGAGCAGTTAATGCACCTTCCATCTTAGCTGCTTTAGCTGCTTGTTGATAACCCATAAAAGATACTGCTGTTGATGCTACTGCTAATGCTATTGGTAATCCCATTAAAATGCTACCTCTACTATCATTCCGTTAATTTGAAGATCCAAAGGAAACGATTGCGATACTGTTACTCTTGGATCACGACTATACCCTAACATTCTAAACTCTTCTTTGCCTGTTACTGCAACTCTATCATTGCTCATATCATCTGTCACATTCCTTATGACAAGATCTCTAGTTGTAGATGTATCATTAGGTCCAGTAACACTTACTGCTGTAGTTTCAAATAAATCTAAAACAACTTTAGGAATCTGTCTAGGCTCTCCTGTTAATGGCCCACCTTGAATTGATGCATCTATAGGTAAAGTCTTTAGTGTAGGTGTAAATGCATAGCCAATAAATGCCTGNGTTATGCCAGTCTTAATGGTAGATGCATCTATTGCTGCACCTGCCACAGTAAAGCTACCAAGAAAGTCATTACCATTTGTAGCTTTAACGACTGCATCATTGGCAAAGTGTGATCCTAAACTACCAAAAGCACTACTACTTCCACTAAAACTATCACAAAAATCCATAGGCATATCGTCTTGAAACTCTTCTAAAAAGTATTTACTTGTTCCTGATCCATCATCTCTACCTGCTACTACAAACAATCTTTCATGTACTGAACAAATGCTATGCCATGTTCCTTGTGTATTCCACAAAGCCCAACCTGCTTTTTGATCTCCACGAACCGAATAGAATACAGCCAATGTACCATCATTATTAACTAAGAAAGCATACGACTCACTTCGATTCAATGCACCTTTAATTGATGTCATCTGTACTGGGTCTAATATTAAATGAGGAGCAAGGCCTGATACTGCCACAGATGTATAAGCTGCTTCTGAATCTGTAAATAAAAACTCTCTTAATGCACTACCAGTTTTCTGTATAAACAAAGTCGCACCATCAAATACACTAGGCTTAACAAAAGAACTTCCATACGGAGTTTGTCTTCTGATCTGTGCGTTAGCAGGTGTAACTGGTTTATCAGTTGGAGCCTGAACAAACAACTCTGCACCTGTAGTAAAGACCTGTAAATCTCTGTTTGAAACTAAATGTCTTATTGTAAATATCTCACCTACGTTTGCAGTTAAATCTAATGCATCATCATCTTCAGCATCACCTATATCAAAGTTAAAGAACTGCCCTGACTTACTCCCCCATATACCATCAGGTTGAGATAATGTACCACCAAACCATAATCTATTTTGATGAAATGTAACTGCTGCAGGATAACCTCTGACTGCTGAATAGCTTTGTTCTTGCCACTCAGTAGTTGCTGCACTTGTTACAACTCTAGGACTTCCACCACCAATAGCACTTGATGTGGCTGTAGCACTACTGCCTGCAGTAAACTCGTATGTGTTTTCATCTATAACAGTAATAGATCTAGCACCATTTATATTACTATTTGCAACTCCACCAACTGCACCTGATCTTTCAAATGTGACTGATGCTCCAGTAGCCAATCCATGTAAGGCTTGTGTTACCTGAACTACGCCACTACCCTCAAATGTTTTCAAAGAATCTATTGGTAACTGTTGTCGTAATGTACCATTAATAGTAGCTGTTACTGTTGTTGCATTTGTAAATCCAGTTATCCTGCATCTCGTTTCACCAATTAATATGTCTGTACCTACATGACCTGACACAAAATAATCGGCTGATGATGTTAAGGTTTTACCACTTCCTGTTGTTGCATTAGCAGATAGCGTTACACCTAATGGTTGAAAAGGAAAGTATGGTTGGAATATTTCATTACCATCTCTTGATTGATCAAATGCAAATGTACTTACTGCAAATGTAGTAAGAGAGGTTCTAGTCAACATTCTTATCATAAAAGTTTGATGTGCAATAAACATTACGTCACCTTGTTGAGCAAACGTAATCTCTTCAAGATAAGGTGCAGATGTTGTGTTTGCCAACCATGACTGACTTGTAATAGCTTGTATTGAAGATACTGCACCAGTACTAGGATTTATCTGAAAGATTTCTATTCTAGTATTACTAAAGGCTATTATATATTTCTCATCATCTGAAAATATAAAAGGTTCTATTCTAACTGACTGTCTTATGTTGGTTGCATGAGCAGGATTACTTCCGAAGTTCGCCCATCTTTTTGTACCTGTTCTCTTTTTCAATCCTCCTTCGGATCGTATAAAGAAGTTTCGTACTTCTTCTGCTGCGTTTGTGTAAACCTTTGTGTCTGTTCTTGATGTAAGTGATGGACTTACCTCCCCAAACTGAAAGTTATTTAATGGCACTCGCACTCTAGCCATTTAACTTCTCCTATTTGTAACGAACCTTGATGTGGATAATCTTCTTGTAGTCTGTTGTTGTGCATCAATGTTTCTAGCTTTTGCCATAAGTTGACTACCTTTTGCTTCCATTACATTCATTAATCCATCATCTCTAGCTATTGATGTAGAAAATATAGATGCCAATGCATACTGAACTGCTAAGGAAAAGTAACTAGGCCATGTGTCTTCAGTTGCTCTAAATGTATAATCAGCAATCAAAGAATCATTTGTTGATGAATCAGAGAATACTTTGTCACCATATACTGTATATTCAATTAGTCTGTCGTTAATTGTAACACCATGTAATACAAGTAAGTCACTTGGTAGTTGATGTGCAAGATCAAATCTTCCAGTTGGTGCATCTGTTAATTGATTTAATGTTGCCTGCTCTGTTGCAAATCTCCATCTAGCAGAAGATAATGTAGCCCTAACTGTATCTTCATACATATTAGATGCAACTAAAGCCTCTGTACTAGCTGTATCAAATGAAGTTATAGGCTCAGAACCAATTAACACCAATGCTCTTGATGCTATATCTATTGCCGAATTTGCTGCAGTACTTGTCATATAATAAGATAAGGGGGATTGCTCCCCCT